CGAAGCAAGCTGCCACTTGTCTGTAACATGGGAAAGCACCTCTTTCCGATAAATCGGAACTCCGTCCGCATCCTTCGCGCCTCCCGGGGTTCCTGCGCCTTGGGTAGCCTCTGGCATCCGCGCGGTGTGGTGGCGCTTTTCGATTGCGATCATCGCTGCGGCTGGCGTCATGCCCTTTGCGACGAGTGATTTCAGTTCTATCATTTGCGGCGTCATTCAATCCCCCGATCGGCCATAGCTTCGCGCAATTCGGCTTGCAGCATTCCAAACAGGGTGACCTTGCGAGAGGCAAGCGCGGCGCCGCGAAGGTTTCCGGGTTTCCGATGCGACCGAATAACCGGCATCCGTGGGGCGGTTTCATCATGGGCGGTGTCTAGGTAGATGCCTGGAACGGCGGGCAGGGACACGTCGATGATCTTGGCGTATCCGCCAGACACTGTGGTTTTTGATACGGTTGTGCGTGGTGTCATTTCAACTGTTCCAGTGCTGTTTTGCGCGCTGCGGGGTTGCGGTTCCATCGCGCGGGTTTCTGTGGCGTCTTGCCGGGGAATGACAGGCCTGTGAGCCGTTCGACCTCTGCGATTTGCGCCTCGCTGATGTCCAGCTTTGCTGCGAGGCTGCGACGTGATCCTTTGGCGATGATATGATTTCGGATGGCTTGCGCGAGTTGTGCGGGGGTCATGCAAACAGATCCCCAGATGATTTCTCAGCATCCATAAGATTTCTGTTCGCCTGCGCCGCATACTCAGGCTTCAGCTCAAATCCGATATAGCGCCGAAGCATTTTGATAGCCTGATAGCCTGTTGAACCGATGCCGTTGAATGGATCCATAACTACATCGCCGGGCTTGCTGTAGAGCCTCAGGCAATTATGTATCGTATCAAGCTGCAATGGGCAAACATGGCGCTCGTCATGCTGGCCTTTTGCAGCGCGATACCCATTCAGGACGTTGCCTTGATTGATATTCATCCATACGGGGCTGGCGAGCCGTTGCCATTCGTATACGTCAAGTTCAACGTGTTTAATCAATTCGGCCAAGACGGAATCGTCTGGCACTTCTTTGCATAGCCCATCGCGGCGCATCATTTCCAGCCATTTGCGCGCAATTGCCAGCGTATCGGATGATCCGATAGCGGTATGTTCGATGCGATCTGGGTTATCGCCATCCTTGCGGAAAAACAGCATATAGTCAGGCATCCCGACGCGGTTCATTGCGCTGTCTTTGCGGATCTGCTTATAGAGCAATCCAAGTGCTTTCGTGCGCTGCATTTCAACTACGGGGTCTTTCCAGATCGTTGCGCGGCCATGATAGATAAGCCCTGCATCAGTATGCGACTTGATCAGATCGCCAGAGAAGTCTTGCAATCCGATAGCACCATCACGCCCCTTGCGCATTGGCAAGTCTGTGCAATGGACGCAAGCAATCCTACCAGGTTTCATAACCCGCGTTAGCGCCTCTGCAAAAAACTTGTATTGGTTAATGAATTTCTGCCCGGTCCCTGCGTTCCCAAGGTCGCGTTCACTATCTGAATAAACAAACAGGTCACCAAATGGCGGGCTAAAAATTGTCAGATCAACGCTATTTTCCGGCATTGCATGCATACCTTCAATGCAATCGCTATTGTGCAGTGCCCATCCTGCGCCTTGAAATTCTGGCTGTTTGATTTCTGCGTGTTTCATGCTGCATTCTCCGACTTTAGCCATTCTGGAAAGGCAATGTTGATTGGCCGATCATACTTTACCCGTGTTTCTGATTTCGTCTGCGCTGACTTCATGGCAACAGCCATGCGCCGTTTCATTTCATCATGCTTTGCACCTTTTTCGTTGATCACATCCCAAATCGCCATCTCAGTATCTGCGACAACAATATCGTTACGGACTTGCTCAGTCTGTCCAAACCGATGCGAACGGCGAACGGCCTGATAGTGCTGCTCATAGCTATAGCTGATGGATGCGAACACAGCATGCGCGCAATGTTGCCAGTTGACGCCAAACCCCGCAAGTTTTGGCTTTGTGACCATTACGCGGAAATCGCCATCTACAAACCCAAGGAGTAACGCCTCTTTTTGTTCCGGCGTCATATCTCCCCGAACCTCGCGCGCATCTGGAATGAGTTTTGCAAGTTCCCGGCTTTCATCGTTGCTTTCACACCAAACCGTGACGGGCTTGTCATGCGTTGCCAGTTCTGCGGCTTTATCTACCCGATCTGACATAGTGAGACGTTTTTCCGCATGAAAGCTGGTTGCACTCAATTCCGGGATGCGGAATAGCATTCCATCAGCACCTGTTGATCTGTCTGCTTCTACGGTGTGCAACGTACGGACAACATCGGGCAAAATGTATCCTGTATCATCACCTCCGAGATCAGAAGGCAACGTAGCACAACGGCTCCAACTTGCTACCCATTCCCAAAAGCTTTCGACAGCATGACCTTTTAGACGCCAATCTTGAGATGCAGTTGACGTGTCATTGATAAACCACTTCGAAAGCATTTCTTGCTGGCGCATGATGCCAAGGAATTCTGCATGATTTCCAAGCTCCATATGATCGTTAGGGCTTGGCGTTGCAGTTGCAGCAAGTTTGAATGGCGCATCCTTGAAAGCATCCAACAACATCATGCGGGTTTTCCCTGCGAATGATTTCAAGATGCTGCTTTCATCTAGGATCACCGCGCCGAATTGTGATGGATCAATCTTTTGCAGTCGGTCATAATTCATGACCATGACGCCACTGCCTACTTCATCGGCATCTTTGATCTGGCGCGCATAAATGTCAAATTTTACAGCCTCTCGGATCATCTGGCCAGCAACGGCAAGCGGCGTCAAAATCAGCGAAGGCTTTCCGGTTTCTTCGCAGCACTGGCGGGCAAAATCCAGCTCGATGAATGATTTTCCAAGGCCAGTATCAAGAAACGCGGCGGATTGGCCTGCATTTGTTGCAAAGTCCAGAACATTAGACTGGTGTTGCTTTGTTTTCGGGTTTGCCCCGTGTGACGCAAAGCCACGATCAGGCAAGATTGTTGACCTAGATGCTATGAATTCACGATATTCCTGTAAGGACATATCAACCTCGCTGCGTTTGGGTTGTTGCTGCATGTATGCGAGGCAGGGGTGCAGCGTGACCCTTTTCATCCGGCCAGACTAGCCTCGCTTGTGTAGGATATTCTCCGTTTAGTGTTGTGTCAATATACGGCAAATCCTCTGACCCTTGGAAATTGCAGTTAAAGCACTTCCATTCGACCCCCCACGATCGTTCGTATATTGCAAGGCACCTATGGCGTGGTTTTTGGCGCAAGTGACTGCACTCTGGGCATTGTGTTTTTCGGCCATGATGCGGCGGGGTGATGCCGCCCCACATAAGAGCCTCGACGGTATGAAGTCGATCTATATCTCCCATTTCTTAAACGCCTCTCGAATAATCCAAGCCCGCGCAAAGCTGGCTACAAAAAACACGGCGGTAATGCCCGCCGATTGCATGGCCGGAAAGCCGAGACAGAAGTGTGTTATTGCCATTGATACCAGCATCCCGATTGCCGCGTTGGTCGCGGATTCGATTGCGGGGGTCATTCCAGTCCTTCCCGTGCAATACGTGCCATTTTGCGCACCGTGGCGTTAGCCCCCGCGGTTTCACATGCGGCGATGCGATCAAGGCGGTCTTGCGCACGGCTCAAAGCCCCGCCGCTGATCCAGTCTGCAATGCGCTCGCGTAGGGTCATAGCTTGGATCCTTTGAGGGCGGCTCGACGTTCATGTGCGGCGGCGATTGCTTCATCCTTCGTTGCGAAGTGCAGGAACTCTTCATCATCGCTTTCAGGGTCAAGCACGGGCGCGTTGAATCCAAATCGCGTTGGCCCCCGATAGCTGGATGCAATCTCGCATACGGTGAAATGACCAAAGTAAGCATGATGGATACACTCGGCGGGGTTATCCCCGTTGTCATCAGGATCCATTGGTCGCCAGAACCAATCAGCCCCGTCGAACGTGAAAGCCCCCTCGCCTCAGCCTCCACCCGTGCAGCCTCGCTGACAGCGAGTTGGGCCTCAGCCTTTGTAGCACGATCTTCCCAATGCTTAACATACTCCATCACAGACGGATTGCGCACAGCGACCTCAATCACACCTGCGGTTTTCATTAGGTGAAGTTCAGCGGATAGGGCTTCTAGCATGTCGGCGGAACCCCATCTATCGCCCCACGTCAGCTTTCCGTCCCGCAGCCTCTCCACCATCGCCGCAATCTCTGTCTGATCAATCATTGTGTGTCCCCCTGCTGTTGGGTGGATTGTGCGATCAAGGCGCGGATATGATCTGCCGCTTGCCTTGCATGAAACCCATGCGGACCGGGCTGACAGCCTGGACACGGGTCATATTCGACCTTGATCTTGACATTGCTGACCGGATGCCAGCCAACTTTGACGCGCCCCTCACCTTTGCAAATTTGACATGCCTCGAACTTATCGGCCATATCCTGCAATGTGTCTTGGCTAGTCATTTTGCTTTTCTCTCCCCCATTTTCTCTACGATCATGTCCACGCCATCCCTTGCCTCGGCGACCATCCGGTCAAACGCTGGCTTATCGCGCTCGTCGATCCATCCGCTTGCGTGGACGTATCCAGCGCTATTGAGAATCCTGTGTTTGGCTTTTCGGTCGATGTGCTTATGGTCTGCCATATGTTCCTCCGTTTTTTTAACCCTAGCACATTCGCCGCGCGGGGCAAGCGGAAAGATCGAGGTGGGCGAAAAAAATCGCCAGAAAGCATCTTAAGCATCGTAAACGCATCTTAATAAAGCGAGTTTAAGAAAAAACCCTTTGAGACCAATGGCTTAGTCTATCTTATTAAAGTTATCTATAATAGATATACTTATTTCTTATCCCCAAAACCCCCTATAGAGACCCCCTTAAGGCTATCCCTCTATCCCTTTTCTATGTCTATCTAGGTGTAAGATCTGCAAGATGTGAAACATGCAATTTTCGTTTTAATATCAAGCGATTACATCTTATCTTGCGGATTTAGCTTTCGTTTAACATCTGCCCTTAGAAGCAAAAAAGGCACCCGAAGGTGCCTTAGTGTTTTAGTAGGTTATTATTTTGGCTACTCCGCCACAAACCACGCCGTCACTGTCTTGCCGCGATATTTTCGGCCAAGGCTGCGTTCCTCGATCATCCCGGCCCCCTGCATTTTGGACAAGATCCGCGCCAAAACCTCTTGCGAAGTTTTCATACGGTTCGCCAAAACGGATATAGTCGCGCCTTTTTCCGGGTCAATGAAGTTCAGCACCCGCGCCGCCATCGCCTCGTCGGGCCGGTTGCTGGCGTTATCATTGGCGAACACCAGCGCCACCTTGG